GGTTTCTTTTCTTCTTGATGGTACTTGAATGCTTCAGATACATCGGACACTTCAGCAAATGCATCAAGGATCTCTTGTTCTTCGCTATAGAGTTTATAAAGTCTTTGTGTGTTTGCATTGTTCATTACATCTAGTGCAGAATTGGCTGAATACTTAGCCATGATGATATCTTGTGACTGCCCAGGTGTTGCTGTAGCATATGCTTTTCTTAATTCATCAGTGCCCCATTCTAATGCTTCAGCAAACTTAGAAAATGCTTCGTTGGTATCTTTAGACTTCTTCGCTTTTGATGCTAAGTCACTATCAGCACCACCCCATGTGCCTTTACCTTTTGTGATGAACGAATTAACTCTTGCAAAAGCCCACTGCTGTGCTGTTGTGCCTGGTCTATGCCCTGTTTGCCATGCAGCCATGCCACGATTGTATACTTGTTTTAGAATGCTATAAGAAATACCAGACTTCTCTGCTTTCTTTTTAAGCCCGTCAATCTCTTCAAAGATATCTTTTAATTCTGGTTCAATTTCAAAGTCTTCGGATCTCATTGATGCAAGATAATCTTCAACTTCCATTTCATCGTCTTCACCATATTCTTCTTCATCGTCATATTCACTTTCTGCATCTTCATAATCATAATCGCCTTCGTATTGAAGATAATCTCTCACACTTGAAATATAATCTGCTGCTTTGGTAATCTTAGAAAGCACCCATGCTTCTGGTTCTTCATCCATTGAGCCCATCATTTCAAGCAAGTCTTCACTGTCTTGTATAACGTTCTCAATTTCAATTTGAGCCATTTCTAAGCCATCAATTTCATCATAGTCATCATACTCACCTTTTTCAAGGATGTATGACTCGTTGAATTCTTTACCTACTAATTTAACACCAGTTACGCCTGCAACTAAAGACCATGCACGTTTTACATCTTTGTTTACTAATAACTTCTTGAACATTTCAACTTGCTTAGGATCAGCCATCTTAAAGAACTTAGCTAACTCCATCATACCGATATTGCCCTTGTAAGCAATCTCATTTAAACGTTCTTCTTTTTGTAACTGTGTCTTTGTCATTCTAAACAATGCATCAGCACTTGTTACCATATCAAGCATGGTTGAAAGGAGTGTGTTTGTTGCTTCACGCTCTTGTGATGTCATCGTGTCACCAGATTTCAACTTAGCAACCGCTCGTTTGATTGTTGAAAGCATTTTAGCATCAGCAAGACCTAGACGAACCAACTGTTCTAATCTTGAGTTCTTTTGTCTTTCTTGTGGTGCAACCGCTTCACCATACATTCTTTTATATTTTTCGGTATGCTTTGATTGTGGCATACCTTTTTCTCGTGCTTCTTTATCACCAGGTGCGTCTACATACGCATTTGGATCACGATCCGACATTGGACCATACTTACGGAAATGTGCTAACCGTTTTTCTTTGGTGTCTTTATCAAGCCCTTTGTAATATACTTTTGGCTGTGTGCCTTCTTTGTCTTTGATTTGTGAGTCTTGAGGCACCTTTGTTTTTTCTATAATGAATGACTCAGCAAAAATAGAATTCAGTTCTTCGGTTCTATGCATCATCATAGATTGTCTACGCTGAACATCCTTCTTTCTCGCTAATGGTATAAGTCTTGCAGCAAACTTTCTTATGGCTGGCACCATTTTTTGCAATCGAGTGTCAATCGCAATTTTTTCTCCAGTTGAAAGCGAAGCATAATCTTTTCCTCCGACGGCTCTTGATCTAAAAAATTGATATGCAAGTTTGCCTGCTCTGCGCTTTAAACGACTAGGATCTGCTGCACGTTTCGCTTGAAGCATTCTTGCTCGCAGCAATCGTTGTTGCATTCTGGAAAATCTTGATGCACGTTGTCTGCGCTGTGCGTAACCTAATACTGCTTCATCAATCTGTTCTTCTAGTTTCATACCTTTTCTCACTGCGGTAAATAACGCCTTTGCATCAGCGTCAGATAGTTTGGACGGTACACCTTGTTTGAATTTTTCGTACTCATCAGCGGAAGCAAATGCTCTCATTTTTGAACCAGACATGCCTGTTACACCTTCTGCATCTGGATCACGCTCTCCTGCTGATACAACTTCTATGGTATCAAATTCATAATTTTTACCATTATACTTTGTCAGTAAAGTTTCAAATTCTGATACTCTATCACTGCCAACAACGACAATGAGATTCTTATACTTGCCTGTAAGTTCTTTTGCGACTTCAAGAATTGTTCTTGCTGGTGAGTTTTGAACCATAGGTCCAAAGGCCTTCTTAGCAAATTTAACTTTGGTATTGAAGTCTAACGGATCTTTTTTGGGATTTGTTGAATGAGACAAATAAAGCATAGCATCGCCATGTCTTTTTTGCGCTTCAGATTTGAGTTTGGTTGCAAGTTTCTCATGACCGTTTGTCATGGGATTCATGCGACCAAATGATATGACTACATTTTCTTTCATTCTGGAGTTTTCCTTGGACTTATCCGTTTCAGGTTTGCCTTAGCCTAACTGATACATTATTTAGCATTTTATATATTTACAATAACGCCTGTTGATGGCACCTTGTCAGTTACAACTATTCTACCTGCACTATCACCTTTAGATGGAGAAACTCCATATATCTTAGGAGTTCCTTGCTTATCTTTAGCGTCAGGATCAAATCTCTGGTCTTCTCTTCTGGCTCTCAATCTAAAATATAAATCATGTGTCTTAGCATACTCTGTAGCTTCAATCAAAGCACCATTTAAAGGTAACAAGTTTTTCTTCGGATCATAAGCACCAGTAACATTCATAGGTCCAATGTACATGAAATCAATTGGACCACCCATTTGTTCATTTCCTATAACGATTTTAAGTTTGTCTGAACTTGATATTTTACCGAATACGTCAGGAACCTTGTCACCCATTCTTAGTTTCTTATCATCTTTCAACTTTTTGTACGCTGCATTCATAAATTTTCTTGCTATGCCAGGAACAGCCAATTCAAGGCCCTTCAATCCACCTCCAGCAAGCGATGGTGCTGATTCACCTTTCAGTGAACAATTAATACCAACTTTTTTACCTTTACGCATTACATAAATTACAACATCAGTATATGGTTCTGATCCACCTAACTGTCTTCCTGTAAATTTTTCAGCATCAATAACACCTTCCAAGAGAGTTTTTCCAGCTTTTAATGTTATAGGATTGTTTTTATTTGCTTTGACTGCGCTTTTTATTTTTTCAATAACGCCGTTTTCTTGTCTTTCTGCTGATGCACCTGCCATTTATCTCTCCCAACCTTTGATAATATCTGGTGAAAAGTTAGCATAACTAAAGCGGAGTCTGTCAACAATCTTGACTGCACCACCAGACAACTTATCAATTGCAACATAGCCTTCAACACCAGTAACTTGATAACCAGATTTTGTCAGTAAAAATGTATTTACGCTTTTCACTTCATCCATTTTTTTGCTTAACATATTCTTAGCATCAACGATTAAATTCATCAACGTAAAGATATGTTCAAATTGAATCTTGTTCTTTGGTGTCATAAATTCTTTAATGGCATTTGCTTTGTTCAATGCTTTCTGCTTTGCGTCAGCTTTCTTCTTTGCATTATACTCTGCTTCATAGAATGAGTGCAAAGTCTGTAGCATTTCAGTCACATGACTATGAACATTGGAAATCTTTTCTTGTTTCTTTACTTTAGAGTTATTGAATGCTTTAATTTTTGTGTTTAATTCTTCACCGAAGCCAGGATAGTCTGAAAGTGAATCAAGGAATCGCCCATTGATAGCATTGAAGACTTTACCTGCTTGCGAAAGAACCTTTGTAATCTCCGCAGTTTCTTCTTTTGTCATAGACGCTTTGCCTGATACATCTTTATAGTCTGCATTGTCATACCAAACATTCTTAGATTGCTTCATACCAGATAAAATATTGGTACCAAAAACTGCTTTCATGCTTTCTAATGTATCACCATCATATCTTGTATGCCATATGATGCCCATTTGTGAATTGCGAATGACTCTAGCCATGTCACTATCATATGGTACAGCATAAACAAGGGTGTTTGGATGAAAGGTTGTGTACTTTTCACCATCAATTGTTACATTTTTTAAATCACTTTTGGTGTACATCAAATCACCCTGAATGACACCTTTGATGCCAATTTCAGGTAGGTACTTGAGACATGCTTTGAGCTTGTCTGCTAAATCACCAGACGTGTCCGCATCAATTTCAGCGGTTGTCTTGTAGAGTTTAGGGTTTTTGTTGAATATGCCTTTCTTTGCAACGAAGAATTGGCCGTCTGACGGATCTTGACCAGCAAAAATGGCTGGTGCACCATCCCATTTGACTGTTACATTGACTTTGGATTCGGAGTTGCCAGCCAACATATCTCGCAAACTGCGAAGAAAGTTGATAGCTTCCCTTGCACCATAGACTCCACCATTGAGGATGTTATCCTCAATGTGCTCCATATGGAGATTTTTGCCTGATGCTGCTTCAGATATAAAATCTGAAAACTTTATATCAGCCATTTGTCAAGTCTTTCCATTCAATAGAACCTACTACGTCAGCACCAGCAGTATCGCTTGCAACTGCTAATGTAATGATATCAGAATTTCCTGTACTAACGAAGCGGCCCAATTGAAGTGAAAAGTCTTCTCTTGATCCTATATGGACACCACCACCTTTCGTGTCTGTCGCAAGATATCCTGAGTTTAAATTTGTTGAACCTGTAAAAGACATTGTTGATGCTGAAATGTCATATTGGACATTATTTGATGAGTGTGTAGTCCATGATGGATTGGTTAATGAAGGATTTAGAACAATGACATATCGGTATGATGCATTGTTTGTAAATCCCATCAATGATATATTAGTTGGTACAATAACTGAATCTAATCTGTCTGACGCTAATCGAATACTTACCACAGGATAATATGCGGTGTTTGCTGCTGTAATGTCTTTTGTGTTTCCTAATTCTCTACCAACTGAATATGTTTTTGCTTTTGTTTCATATCCACCTTCAGATATCACTGTAGAACAAATTTGCTTTAATGATGATGAATAACCAACTGTACCTGTGTTTCTAATTTCATATCGGATAGGAAGTGTAGCAGTTGTCATATAAGTTGACGCATTCAAATTTGGATTTTTGAATACGTGTGCTGGTATCAGTTTACCATTTCCAACAAAACCGCATCTTACGTCACCTACACCTAACCATTCAATGTCAAACCACATGATGTTTGCCTTTGTCAAATCAAGCCCTGAACTAAATGCACTTCCTGATTGTGTAGAATATTCAGTATTTGATCCATCAAAGGTATCTACGTTCCAGTTTTCTTGATATACTTTAGTATCTGTGACTGTTCCTGTAACATTTGACCTTAAAACAAATGCTACATTGGCACCATTTTGTTCAATGAATACACCATTGTTTGCGCCAAAATAACCTACTCTTTGAATCAAATTGTCCGAACTATTTGCCATAGCAAATGTATTTAAAATCAATAACGATTTACCTGGTTGATAAGAGAATACACGTTTGGTTTCACCTATGACAATATCACCATTTGCGCTTGTTGTTGTAAGATTCACAACACTTGCATTAGCGTTATATGTTATATCACCTGATCCTGAAAGTGAATAGTCCCATTTATCATTTCGCTGATAACGATGGGTACTATCAAAAAGTGTAAATGGTTGAGAAATTCGAAGTCGACCAAATGCATCTGTTAGAGTGCCTGCTGCTGTCAGGCCCTCATCCAGCATCATGACTTCATAGCGAGTTTTTGTAGTTGCGTCTAGCGCATGGATGTCTTTTCTATACTGTGCCATAATAGTCCACTCATGTTTGAATGGACTATTTATAAATCATCGGCGCATTGTCGCTTGATCCTTTGCTTCCTCTTGAGAGAAAATAGGCACTGCATTAGACTTATGGAGCGTACCGATGCCAATCATCTTGTCACCGGTGTACACTTTACCCTCTACAGGCTTCGTGCAAGTCGCTGGCAGTGTCGTTATGTGACTTGGATACTGCGGCAAATCACGAACATAAGTCTTCGGTGGCTTGTACGGTACACGCTTGATGGATTTCATAGTTGGTTTGTTCTTGTCTAAGAATGCTTGCCATTCTGCTTGAAGTTCAGCATCTTTTCGCTTTGCATCAGCGGAAGCCCACTTTTTCTTACCTTTGAATTTGGTAGGTGAATGTATAATCATAGCAAATATAATGTTACCAAAAGTATAACAGGTGGCAAAAGCATCTCAGTAAGTGTCATGTGTGTAGTTGAATAAGCATTCCACAATCGTCGGACAATCTCATACCGAATAATGTATTCTATCATTTTAGCACAATCATTGCAAGTAAAACACTCTGAAAGAAGAAACCAATACCGTTGCTAAAAAGGTACAATCTATCTCTTACGATTGTGGATCTGATAAAAAAAAGGAGCAAGCCACCCCATACCATTAGAACCATGCTCAAAGGTGGAAGATTTGCACTTTCGCCTTTGATGACTGCATAAGTTGTTGGTAATGTTGCAGCATGGATCATAACCAATCCAACCCAACCGCAGAGTTCACCGAACTTTTCATAGACAAATAGACATGCGTCCTTGATTTTTTCGGAGTATTGATGAAAAATGTTTTTAATTTCTGTAATCATGCTTAGTGAATTGTTTCGCCAGCAGGCGGAATGAGAGCGTCAACTTCTTCGCTCATGGTTTCTAAAAAGAGATCCAAATCACCGTGGTCAATCACGGATAAAATAAACTCACGGAAAAATTCAATCAACTGTTCATTGCTAGTCATAAAGTTCCTTTCATTGAATACTTCAAGTATAAACGGATACATAAGACTTGTCAAGTGTGTTGTTTTTACGCAACACTTCTTGGATCAAGTTCTTGTCCAGCATTTGCATGAAACCGTCTTCACGGAATTTGGAGATGGCTATGATTTGTTGTTTATAAACAACATAATATGAACCTTTCACAAGGAACATTTCTGCTCCGGTACAAGCACTGTATCCTACTCGGTGTAATGGATTGAATGTCATGGTTACCTATCTAGTCAATTTTACATCTTGAAACCGTCAAATTTTGACGCCCTCTTGCCTGTTGGTGTGCCGTCAAATGCTGGTTTGTCTTGCTGACCATTGTCCATCAAACCATCCTGGGCTACCTGTTCTACATCATACAGTTTCATCTTCGCCCTGTCAACCCCTACCACGAATCTTTTATTTGTTGTAGGATCGTTATACCGGTTCTTTAACTGCTTCACCATGATTTGGTTCAAGTCGGCCAGTTCTTCCGTTGATATGAGAGCAAACATCAAGTCAGCGGTGGCTGGCAGCCCGAAGGACTCGGAAGTGTCAGTTAGATCCACATCAGAGTTATCATAGCCACCTCTGGTAGTCTGAGTTGCAGAAATGACCGGTAGCTTCATCTCCACTGCTAGGCCGCGGAGTTCTTCGGCAATCGCTTTCACGTATGTATAGGAGTTCACGTTCGCTCCTTGCTTGATCCTTGACGAGGAGCATATGTTCAGGTAATCAATGTAAATGATATCTGGTATAAATTGCCGTTTGAGTTTCAGTTCATTTAGCAAATGCTTGAAATGAGAAACATTCGCAGTTGCAGTAGGATACTCTTTGATAATCAGTTTGCCAGTCGTTTTGGATCTCAGTCTGTCAATCTTACGCAAGTAGGACTCTTTAGGCAGCGTCACCAGATTGTCCAGGTCTATGTTGAGTAGGTTAGCATCAATTCGTTCGGCAATGCGCTCCTCGGCCATTTCCAGCGTGATATACAGCACATTCTTGCCAAGTGTAAGATTAGCAGCAGCACAATGGCACATAAACAACGATTTACCGACGCCAGTGCCAGCAAGAATAATATTCAGTGTTTTTTCTGGCAGACCACCTTTTGTGATTCGATTCAGGTAGTCTAAGTCAAATGGTATCCGCTGCTCTACTTTATGATAAAACTCGTACCGTGGATCGGCATCATCGAGGAAATCATGACCGATATGATTATCGAAAGCAACTGATAAAGCATCAGCAAGAAGAGTAGGAATGCTCCCTTTGTCCAGT